CAGCAGATAGCGTTTAGACGGGGCGAAGTAAGCATGATTGCTGGTCCTCCAGGGGCTGGTAAATCAACACTTGCTCTGTCACTTGCAGTGCATGTGCAAGTACCAACGCTATACATCTCAGCAGATACGCACTCTCACACTATGAGCCTGCGTTTACTTGCGATGTTAACTGGTAGGACACAGGCAGAAGTAGAACCAATGATGGAAGCAGACAGGGAATGGGCAGCACAAATGCTCAAGCCTGCTGACCACATCATGTGGGAGTTTGATTCAGCACCTACGCTTAAAGATGTTGAGGATGCAATCCTTGCTTCTCGTGAGCGCCTTGGTAAAGATGTTGAACTCATTGTGCTTGATAACGCAGTAGATGTAACCCTTGATGGACAAGATGAGTGGGGCGGATTACGCACACTTATGAGAGAACTCAAGTGGTGGGCTAGAGATACTGGCGCTGCTGTCGTTGTATGTCACCATACAAGTGAAGGTGTCAATGGTAATCCTTGCCCGCCACGCTCTGCGTTGCATGGCAAAATTGCGCAGACTCCTTCGCTCATACTAACGGTTCATGGACAACTTGCATCAATGGGTGTGTGTGCTGTGAAAAACCGATACGGACCTGCCGATGCGAACGGTGCCACACCAGTGTGGCTTGCTTACGACCCTGCAAGTATGCAGATTAAGGACTTGGCACAACCATGAAAACCTTATTCGCAATTATTGCAGCCATTGGAGTACTCGTAAGCGTAGTCATTGTCGTTGCTATGGCAGTGGTAGATGTGATGATTGATTTTGATAACTTTGAATACGAGGATGATGATGAAGAATTCTAAATGGGTGCTTAAAGAGGTGGGCAATGAAGGTCAGTTACCTGGTTCAGTTGATTCACAAGATGTAGCAGTGCCAACCAAGCCACTGATTACAGATATCAAAGCACAATTAATGTTTATACCGAAGCAGTTTAACTGGACAGTAGGATGGAGAGCGTATGTTTGGCAGGATGAGGAAACAGGTAGGTTCCAAGACCTCACGGAAGAAGAATTCAAAGAACTCCTGGAGCGAGGAACACTCAATTACTCCAGAGATGGTGAAGGAAGCGATAGAGCAGGCGAAACTACCACAGTCAGTGAAGGATAGTTTGCTTAATGAACTTCCAAACTTTGTGGAATATGTTGATGAGGCAACAAACAAAATCTTCAACCCATCTGCAATCTGGCTTGAATCACTCCAGTTTGCTGACTATGTGGCTCAACTTGCTACTCATCTCAAAGAAGAACACGGAGCAGAGTGCAGAGAAGAAGTCGCCCAAAAACTAATTCTCATGGCGGATAACTATAAAGAGTTAGCCGAGAGTGCAATGACCATCATTGACCGCTCAGAAAAGAAACTGCATAACCATGGTTCATAGTAATAAAGAAACACTATCCATCGTATGGTGCGATAATGGAAACACTGATGGCAAGTTTACTGAGGGATTGGTTTATACACTGATACATGCACCATCGGTTGGTGTGCCAGTTAACAATGCTATCCGTGTACAAGGCAATCAAATTGCCCGTCAACGACAGGCTGCTATTGAAATGTGGCAGAAGGTTGGAACCGACTGGGCGTTATGGGTTGATTCAGATATCGTACTAACCAAAGAGATGCTTAAGACTTTATGGGATACCGCCGACAAGATGGTGCGCCCTGTGGTTAGTGGTGTCTACTTCATCAGCAAGAACATGGAAGGTTCATTGATGCAACCTATGCCATGTATCTTCAATGAAACTGGTAATGAGTATGAAGTTAAATACCTACATCCACTACCAAAGAACCAAGTAGTACAAGTTGATAACGCAGGTATGGGTCTGGTGATGATGCACAAGAGTGTACTCACGCGTTTAAACGAGAAGTTTCCTGGCGACTTTTGGTTTGGTGAGAACAACGAGCGTGGTGAGAAGTTCATTGGTGAGGACATTGCTTTCTTCCGTAAGGTAAAGGCAGCAGGCGTTCCTGTTCATGCTCACACTGGTGTGCTTGCCAAGCACATGAAGCGATTTGCATTTGATGATGCGTACTACAACCTATTTTGGGCAGCAGTAGAGCATGCCGAAAGGAGAGAGCGTGAGTCAGCAAAAGAGCAATAAGCGCAGAGGCGCAGCGTGGGAGATTGACTTAGCCGATTGGTTTATGCAGCAGGGTTTAAACGCACAGCGTTTACCCAGGGCGGGGCGTAATGATGTTGGTGATGTGTTTGTTCCTGGCGTTAATGGTTCGTATGTGGTTGAAGCCAAAGCACCACGCAGAGATGGTCGCATTGACCTATCAGGGTGGATACGAGAAGCAGAGATTGAAGCAGAGAACTACCGAATCGCTAAGCGACTAGCAGTTGCACCTACGCCATTGGTAATTATCAAGGCGAGCAACAAGGGAGTTGGTGAAGCGTATGTCGTTCAGAAACTCAGTGATGTCCTCGCCAACCTCTAAGCACGACATCGTAAAAGTACTAGAACATTATGGGTTTGTTATCTCAACTAACCGTGGTGGTTGGCAATCAGTGCGTTGTGCCTTCCACAATGACCATGTAAAGTCTGCTCGTTTAAACATAGACAACGGCGGATTCAGATGTTTTGCTTGCGACATGGCAGGCGATGTGTATTCAATCATTATGAAACGAGAAGGAGTTAACTATGGCGAGGCTCTCAAAGTCGCAGAGAGAATTACTGGCGAAAGCAACGGAGAACTACGAAGGAAACCTAAGCGAAGCGCTGCCGTATCTGGAGAGTCGCGGTATAACAGAGGCAACGGCTCGTATGTTCCGCCTCGGCTTCGTGGCGAATCCTGAAGCAGGACATGAGCCTTACCAAGGTAAGTTGGCTATCCCATATCTAACACCAGCAGGTGTAATTGATATCCGTTTCCGAAGTTTAAACAATGATAGTGGACCCAAGTATCTTTCCAGACCTGGCGCTAGTACACACATTTACAATGTACAAGCGCTTAATTCTGATAGTGATTTCTTAGTTATATGCGAAGGTGAACTAGACACAATCATCGCTACCCAAGTGGGGTTCACAGCAGTTGGTTTGCCAGGGGCTAACAACTGGAAAGCGTTTTACTCCCGTGTCCTTGCTGACTGGGAAAAGATTATGTTGTTTTGTGATGGCGACAACGCAGGCAAAGAGATGGCAAAGACTATCTCAAGAGAATTGGACAATGTATTCCCCGTGTTCATGCCTGATAACTGCGATGTTAATGATGTGTTCCTTGCCGAAGGAGCAGAGGGACTACGAAAGAGAGTGGGCGTTTAAACAAGTGATTGTAAAACTTAGCCAAGAGGAAGTAAGAGTCTGTACTTTACTTGCAGTTGAGCGTTGGCTTACCAAGTTTGGGTCAGTTGATAGACCTAACTATGCAGCAGGCAAGAAGTTTGGAAAGTTAGAGCCTGAGATTAATGCAAATATCAGAGCCAATGTTGCAGAGTGGGCGGTTGCTAAGCAGTATAACCTTTCATGGTCTGTGCCTTGGTATCCCAATGAATTACATAAGCAACGCAAGAACATCCCTGATGTTGGTGAGTTTGAAATTAGAACTATTCGCACCCAGAACGCAATCCCTTTCTGGGCTAAAGATGCAGGCAGAACAATCTTTGGTGTTAAAGTTTTAGATGAGGAGTACTACTCCATCGTAGAAATTTTTGGTTCATTTAGAGCAGATGATTTTATGATAGATGAATTTGCCGACCCATCTATTGGTGGTTGGCGAGTACCTATTGAACTAATAACAGGTGATGAGAACAATGGATGAGCAAGATAAAGTTTGGGAAACTATCTATGGCATCGCCCGTCAAGTTGCAAGTCGTGCTAATCGTATACATCGTGGCATCGTAACCACTGATGATGTATACCAGCACTTATCCCTATGGGCGCTTGAACACTGGCATAAGATAGAGCAATGGAGCGCAGAAGAAAGTCTGAAGTTTAAACTCCGCAAGACTTTCTACAATGAAGCGCAGAAGTATGTTGCCAAAGAGCGCTCGCATCTATCTCGTACTCCAATCAATGATAGTTTTTATTACACACATGAGGTGTTGCATGAACTACTGCGTGATGTTTGGACACATGCAGGCTGGATAGATACGCCTGATATGAGCAATGAATACATATCTCGTAGCGCCAAGCCATCGGAAGGTGGCAATCGTGTGGCGTTGTTGTCTGATGTGGCTGCAGGTTTGGAGCGTTTAAACGAGGCAGATAGAAACTTACTTCGTATGCGTTATGCCGATGGTGGTATGGAATTTGGTGCGCTCGCAGAAAGTTATGGGGCTACCGAAGAAGCCATGCGTAAGCGTGTTAAGCGGGCGCTGACTAAGTTGCAAGACAGATTAGGTGGCGAAGCACCAGTGTGGCGTGGGCGTAGGCGCGTTCGTAGCAATGCAGAAGCAAGAGCAGAGATAAGAAACCAAGAGGAGCAAGAGTGATTTATATTTGGCATTATCTAAGGCGTATTCAATGCGTATTCGGTTTGCATTTTTGGACTGGCGTACTGCTTGATGATGTTGGTTCTACTATTGATTACTACTACTGCATGATTTGTAATAAAGAACAGAAGCGTAGCCCATGGAAGGATAGCAAATGATAATCGGACTGAGTGGATATGCACGCAGTGGTAAGGATAGCGTTGCAGAGTTGTTGGTTTTGAACTACGGGTTTAAACGGGTGGCGTTCGCTGACGGCATCCGACAAGCGTTGGTTGCACTTAACCCCCTTATAGGTAGCCTGCGTTTAAACGACATAGTTGGTGAGCATGGTTGGGAAGTTGCTAAGTCAACAGAAGAAGTGCGCCGTTTGTTACAAGTCATGGGTACAGAAGTTGGGCGTAAGTTAATTCATGAGGATGTATGGGTGTGGCGTTTGTTTAATCAAATCAATGAAGATGACCGCATCGTAATTCCTGATGTTCGCTTTCCTAATGAAGCCAATATGATTAAGAGTAGGGATGGGCAAGTGTGGCGTATAAACAGACCAAGCCACCACGCAGTCAATGACCATATTTCCGAGCATGCAATGGATACTTACATGGTAGACCGCGCTATCTTTAATAGCGGTACGCTTGATGACTTGGCTGATGAAGTGTTCATGCTAATGCACAACGCGTTTAAACTTTAAATAAAACAAGCACCGCTTCGGGACTGGAATACCTAGGCGGTGCTTGCTGTTCTATCTTATCGCTCCCAGTTGGGTAATGCAATTTCGTTGAAAGCCCAACCATTAGCCTTTCGTATAGTAGTTCTACGATAGGGCGTAGTTCCGCCCCATATTCCGTAGCGTTCGTGTATTGCTCCCCACTCAAGGCAGGCTTCAAGTATTGGGCAGTTTCCACATAACTTCTCTCGGATATATTTTTCTTCTTCCAAGTCAAATAGTTCCTGTGGTGGGTAGAAAACTTCCGTATCTATCCCACTACATGCGCCCTGTCTAAACAATTCAGGGTCGTACTTGAGTGTGTATTCCATCGCTCCACTAGGTAGTTCTTTCTGCTTAACTATCTTATGAAACTTTGGTTGTGTTGGCGTAACCCGTGGCATTTAAATACTCCATGACTGATGCGACCAGTATCTCAACGCGTACTGGTCTAGTGATTACTGGGTCAGTAGGTATCTCTGCGTTGAAGGTCAACCCACTGGTGATTAGATGCTTGCGTAGTCCATCCAATAGTTCTGCGTATTCGTTCATTAGTACCATCCCCTAGATAGATTGCTGCCTAGTGCCTTGCAGATATTGCCACCATACTTACGCTGTATGTATGCAAGTCCTGCTTCTACTTGCACGAAACCATCGCTGGTTCGTTTAAACCCTACAAGTTGCCATGTTGCTGGCATAAACTGAGCGATGCCATACGCACCACTCTTGCGGTTTAATGAGTTAGGTCGCCAGTTACTCTCGCGTGTCCATAGTGTGTATAGACAAGTCCATTGCTCTAACTTATCCATTTGTGTGAGTAAGTCCACCGCATAGCGTTGGTATTCGTTCTCATAAAACACCACCACGCTTCCCGATACATGCCCGTCTTTTATTGCGGGCGAGATAGGCACATGAGAGTTATCAAAAAATCTATCGTCAATCGCTACCGATGCGGTAACGATAAGGAAGATGGCGACTAATCGTTTAAACATTATGCTTCCTTTGCGCTTATGTTCTGGATGAGTTGTTCCAGATACTTAGGTAAATCCGTATCGTATCCTTCATTGTCTGTCTTGCCCACGACAATAACCCTACCTACTAGGTTTGGTGTGTTGCCAAATAAGAAAGATAAAGCGCCAGCCATTGGGTTTAATGGCAGTCCTTTGAGCAGACCTTCTTCATCCACATACATCATCGCTGCTGTTTCTCCGTTGTAATCGTATAAACGCACCGCTTCTATCCAGCCGCCGATTGCTTCAGGATATTGTTTAAATTGTTTAAACACCATGTGTTCATGCGTGCCGTCAGGATTGATGATAATTCCTTTGACTTTTTTACTCATCGTCTTGCTCGCTTTCTTCTATCATCCGTTTGATGTCGTTGATGGTTGCTCTTATCTCATCCAGTGCTGTGTTCTCAACCGCCAAGCAGTTATCGCACGGGCATTGGTCAGGCTCTGCCTTGTTTGGTGCATCGTTATAGCATCTATCGCAGACTTGGTATTGCACATACTCCGTGCCTGCCATTAGTCCGAGATATTCTTTAGTTGCTGGCTTGGTTAAACACCATGCACATTTGGTTTGCATATCATTGCCATAGACTTTATCTAATTGATGGTTCATTGCATTACCTTCGCTGTTCCATCTTGAAATGCTAAGTCAAGTCCACGCACCACGCCCGCACAATAATCTGCTTCGTTTAAATTATTATCGTTCATGGCACGCTCGCCTTTTGCTCTGTAGAATTCACGGAATTGTAAGTACTTCTCATCTGTTATTAAAGACATTAAATTCTACCTTCCACCAATAAACCATCTAAGAAATCATTGGCTTTAGATAATCCATCTACTACTTTTTCAGATAGATTAGGATTTCTAATCGCCAAGTTTAAACATGCCATCATTAAATGTAAATCATCTTCTGTGTATCCCATTAAAGACATTGTTCTAACTCCTTTAAATTAAATTGGTTAGGATAGTTGTAGCGTGTTCAATATCTCCAGTTTCAAGGAGAGTATCTATTGCCCTTTGGATATCTTTGATTTCTTTATCGTTCATTTACTCGCTCACTTCCGCATAATAATTGTAGTAGCAGTCATCGCAGACTTCGTGGTAGTAATTAGCGAACCAATTAGGAACCATCTGCTCGCACTTATCGCATAGCATTTCGCTGCCATTACCATCTACATATTTATACTTTGTATTTATTTTAGTTTTCATTTACTCACCACGCATTTCTGCTTCTGTAATTGCCCATTGGCAGTCAGCATTAAAGCCCGATAGGTCTGTGTCGCTGTAGATTTGTACCGCTTTGCGCCATGTTTGGTCATCGTCAACCGATAGGTTTTCCTTATCGTTGAAGGCAATCATTAGTTCTGTATCATCTGAGTAAGCAGATAATAGTTCTTTGATTTGTGATACTTTCACTTTAGTTCTCGCTTCCAGTTCAAGGTTCTGCTGTGTATTTCGTCTGTCGTTGGGCAGAATATGTAGCCCTGTGTATCTATCCACTCACCTTCGGGGATGCGTGTGAGATTTGAGTTGCAGTTTAAACAATAAAACTTACTCATTAGAAGGGTCTTTCTACTGAGTTCTCAAGGCGCTTTGCTAGTTCTAAGTTGCGCTTGCGAAGGTACATATTATGTCTGTGTAGTTTGGTATTCTGCATGACCGCGTAGGCAAGTACGCCTAGCGCACTGATGAGTGCGATGGTAACGCCGATGATGTCGCCTGTTCCTAGATACATTTATTTTCCAGTCCTGTTCTTGTTTGTTTGTATTAGTTGCTTGTATTTTTCACGCACCAGTTCTCTGTTCTTTGGTGCGTAAGGTATCCCTGCTTCCCCGCATAGGGTTGCATAGATTGCGTTAAAGTCATCTCTGTGTACTTCACGCAGTATGTGTTCGGCTTGGTTAAATAACCGAGCGCGTAGTTTGTTGATGTCTTGCTGTGTGTGGTCGTTCATTTGTGGGTGTTCGTTCATGGCATAAGTTTAAAACTTGTGTGAAATAAAAGTCAAGCATTTACAAAAAGATTTTTAAAATTATTTTATGTGGTGTTTAAACACTTGACTTAATTACTACCACGAAGTAGTGTTCTAATGCGTTGCGTTTAAACATGAGAGTGCTGAAGAATTCTTCAGATGTGTGGTGTTTAAACATGGCAGTGCGTAGGAAGTAGAAAAAGTTCTTCACCTGTGTTGTGTTTAAACATTATGCTGATAAAGAAAAACCCCCGCCGTAGCGGGGGCTGTTCTTGTTTAAACATTAGAAGTCAAGTTCCTTATCTTCCCACCACTCTGCGTAGCGGTCAGCCTTGCGTTGATTGTAGTTCTTGCTGTAGTAATCCAAGTCCGTTGAGTATGGAGCGCCCCAATAAGTTGGGCGTTCGTACTTGCGTGGCTTGAAAGTTTGGTACTCTGCAATTTGTCCATCGCGTACCCTAAAGTATTCGCCTTCGGCTGCTTCATGTATCCAGTCAAGGTCAGTATCTGCCATGATTGCAGCGTTCTCTATGGTCTGCCTTGTTGAGCCATAGAATAGCGAGCCATGGCGGGATTGTCCGAGCCATAACGGGGATGAGTTAACGCGTGCCAAGTGCAGTGTTCGGGCATCGTTCTGCCCTACCCATGCCAGCGCAGCAGTTCCGTAGAGTTCGGCAAGGATTTCCCAAGGCTTGCCATTACCAAATGCGAGCAGCGCTGCTGCTGCTTCGCTGTCTACTTGCGCGATGCGTGGGACACCCAGTTGTTTAAACAATTCGTCATCGTTGCTGATGTGTCCGTTGTGGGTGAGTACGATTTTACCGCGTGGGATTGGGTGATTGTTGCTCGCGTTCGTTGGTGAGCCTTGAGTTGCCCATCGCGTATGTAAGATTGCAGTTGGTGCGCCATTGCATAGGCGTGTGCCTGCTTTGGGTACGAAAGTACTCGCGTTAGTTGCAGCCTTACTAATCACGCGTTTGCCAGTGCGTGGGTTAATCCATGCTGCGCCTGTTGCGTGCTGCCCGCGATGCTCAATATCTAGCAGCATCTGTCCCGCTAGTTCGCTGATTGCAGCGCGGTCATCGTTGGTCATGCGTGAGTAATGCTTAGGGTTTAAACAATAGCCTGCTATTCCGCACATCTATCTATTCTCCAGTCTGTTAGGTGTTGATTGGTTAAGTATATCACATTGATTTTAGTACTTGCAACCATCGCATGATGGCTGCAAGCAGTCGCCACAATTTACGGCGTTTAAACATGATGGGTCATGCGGTTCGCTGAAGTGCGCTCCGCATTTGATGCAGCAGTCATCGCTTCCGTACATTTATTTGCCATCCTTCTCGCACTTGTGGGTCATAATTAAAAACCCAAGCATGGCGGTGTCGTTACCTTCAAATACTTGTCCGCACTCTAGGCAAGTTTTAGTCATAGTTCGCTCCCATTTCTTTATTTGCTGTTTTTTTCTTGCAGTTTAAACGCGCAGTATATGAGCAGCGCCACGATTAGCAGCGCTCGCCCGTCTATCCATTGCAACCACCAAGGCATGGTATTAGGATACATTGTTTAAACACCTTTCTTTTTCTTTTGATTGTGAAATTTGCAAAGGTTTTTCCATCCTGATTTGCAAGCGCAATACATGTTTAAACACCTACGCTAACTCTGAGAGTTTGTCTTGTGCTTGTCTAATATCAGCGTCAGCATTTTCCCATGCTGCAATTTCATTTCGCAGGATTAAGACTTGCATCGGTGTGAGTTCGTTTAAACCTAACGCTTTACGGATGTTCGCTTCTGCTGCATCCATGCGTTTAAACGCTTTATTTTCTTGATTTGCTGCGCGTTCGCGTGCTTCTTGCTTCCAGTCTTGCACGATGTTGCCTTTCTGTTTAAACACAAGCGGACTTTCCGCCTGTGTTAGTGCCTGCCATAGGTTACGCTCCTATGCTTTCGCCCACTAGGGGCAGGCTTCCCTGCTTATATGTTTAAACGCCAGCGCTCTCTGCTGCTGCTCTCATAAAGTCCTGCGCCATGTCGTAATAAGGGTCAATTCCCCAACCTAGGCAGATTTCACGCACCAGCGCAGCGCCGATGCCATTTCCATCTGCATCCATGCGTACGCAGCCATCTAGTTTATGTTCCACATATATCTGTATGAATTCCGCCAGCCTGTAGGTAGTTAGATTGTCGGGTTCATCGGTAGCGTTTAAACGCTTGGCTTCTTTCATTATGCGTTCGTATGCTGTGCGCTCATTTTCTAGGACTAGCATTACATCGCGGGCAAATTGCTCGCGTGCTGTTGGTT